CGGTTCCTTCCGGTTCCAGCGAAAGTTGCTCGTCTGCCACAAATACTCCCAATAGAAAAAGGGCCGCCCGATTTCTCGAACAGCCCTCACAGACCCAAGGGTCTTGGTTGGCTCTTGCCCTGCTTTCTCGACCACCAATGCCTTATCGCGTAAGCGTTGTCAACCCCCGCTTACGGCGTGCATGGAAGCCGACCAATCCATCATGCAACGTGACGTTGCCTTTGCACTTGCGACAAGGGACGATCAATTGCACCGTATCTCCTTGATATTCCACAAGAAAGCGCCTGCAGGAAGGGCAGTACAGCTTACTCAGTATCGTAGGTTGCGAGGGCAAGTTCGGCCTTCTCTCCCTGCTCAAATATTTCCTTGGGAAGTGCCAACACGGTCTGCAATGTGTCCCGCTGCACCGTCACCCGCATAATCAGCGCCTTGGCTTCTGCCATACGGATGGGGTCAAACGAGGGCTCGACTGCATAGGCTTGGGTCAGTGCCGTCGCCTCTGCTTCCAGCCGCTCGATCTCCCCCTGCACCAATTCGAGGAAATAGGTCCACTCGGGGCTCCGGACGACGGCAGTCATCGGGACCACCGCCTGCTTCATGACCCGCAGGTCCCGCTCGTAGTGCCGGGCCTTCTCGGTTCGCTTCTGGGCGACCTGATCCTTGAACGCCTGCCGGGCGTGGCTCATCGCTTCTTCTTTCCGACCGGGTTCTTGGGGGTCATCATGCCGTCAATCTGCCCCAGCAACTTCCGGGTGTTCTTGTTGATGATCTTCGGGGCCTTCTTCTTGGCCGCGGCCTTCTTCTTATGGGGCATCACTGTGCTCCTTGGAGAGCGCCGTTTCCGCCGCCTCCGGCTGTGGGAAGTGATTCGTCGAGTAGTTCGTTGTCCTGAACCTGCGGCTGAGAGGTATCGGGCGGCGGACCCCCAGCGCCCTGTGCGCTCCCCCCGGAGCCTTGCCCTTGGACGCCCGCCGCCTTTGCAATCTCTTCCTGCTTGATTCGCTGCGCCACGCCACTCATGTACGTGCGGAGCATCGTGATCTTGCCCGGCGAGTCCATGAAGGCCATCTGGTCCGACTGGATGAACTGCTGCAACTTCGCCATGTGCTGCTGCGGACCCTCCATCGGCGTGCCCTGTGGCATCTGCCCGCCCATGATCTGGGTGAGGGCTTCCTCGGCAAGAATCGGCGGCAGCGAGGCATCGGGGGACGGCTCGTTGATGTACTTCTCGGGACGCTGGCCATGTGCCCGGCCCCAATCTAGTGCCATCCGGTAGATCGTCTCGGGAGTCGAAATCCCCAGCGTCAGCATCAACTCCGTGCTGTACACGCTCATCAACTTCTCCAGCGAATCCTGCTGCGCAATCTTGCTGGCGTTCAGGACGTTCACCGAGAAGTCGAATTGGAACCGGCCCTTCAGATCCTTCAGCACCTCCACCTCGCGGTAGGGGTCCTTCCTCGGGTCGGTAATCCCCATGATCCGGAATTTCTTCTGCTCCGGCAGGAAGTGCTGGTTCAGCTCGTGTATCTGCGCGAATATCTCGATCCACATCATCATGAAGCGGCGGAGAATCCGTTCGGGGCGAGCCTCGCCAGCGGCCATCAAACTTTGGAGGTTCTGGCTGGTCCGCAGCGCCGACGAGCGACCGATCGGGACTCTGCCCAACTGGAGGTCACCCCGAACGGTCAACTTCTCCTGCATGGCGTCGGCCATGCTCATGATGTTGAGCGTGAACGCCTGGGAATTGTTTGCACTGAGGTTCGGGAAGTGAACGTCGCTCTGCGGGTCGGAGAGCGGCATCATGTCGCCCGGCAGCATTCGCATCACTTCCGGCTTGATGTTGCTCGTCGCCCGGTAGAACCCGAACGGCATGTTCTGGAGAGTACCCGCGTCAATGCCTTGGTCGAAGATCTGCTTCTTCAGGTCGTGAGTCGTCTCCAGCATCTCCAACAGGCCAATGCCTTCGCGACGGCCTGCAACGGGGATCAGGTTCGCCTCGGCCAACGGACGGCGCGGCGGGTCGGCCGGGTACATCTCCGTCATCACCTTGGCCTTCAAGAGCAACTTCGGCTCCTTCAGCACCCACCACATCATGTCGATGTTCTCGCCGTTCTTGTCGAGGTCGTACACGTCGAAGCAGAGATACCGGGTCAGGGTCTTGTGGGTGTCGTCGTCCGGCTCCAATGCCTTCGTCGTACCCTGGAAGACATCCTTCTGATCCTTCACTTCCTCTTCGGTCTGGTTGTCCGAGCCCTCCAGAATCCGCTTCATGTCCTTCGTGCTCACGAGGTCGTAGAAGTCGGACTTCACCAACCGCTGAATCTCGTCCACCGAGGGGTGATCCACGAGAATGACGTGGGTGGCACCGCCCGGATTGCTGGGGCCGGGAATCCGAAGATTCGCCGACCGCGGTGGGCAGAGCACGTCCTCGTACTCCTTCATGATGATCTTGGGGCCGTCGTAAATCCGAACCGACTGCTTCCCGATCATCTCGATCTCGCCGTCCTTGGACGTGTAGAACTTGATCCCGAATTTCTGACCCTCTGGGTCGATCAGTTCCCAGTCCCAGCCCTGCTCGTCGAGTTGGAAAATCTGGTGCTGCGCAAACTCCTGCCCCAAGATCGCCGTGAACTTCTCGATCGGGAGTTCGTTGGGTTCGAGGCCCTTGTAGCTGCGGAAGATGGATACCTTCCGGTCCTCTCGTACCCACGGGACGTAGGCGGTCGTCACGCCATCCATCACGAACGCGCTCGCGGCCTCCTCCACCGCCTTCTCGCCCTGCTGCTCGACGAACATCTGCGTGTCGATCAGGTCGTCAACGAGGTCTTCCTTGTCGGCGTTGACCTTCTGAACGGCGCGAGCGTTGGCGATAGGGCGGTTGCTCATGACGGCGTTGTGGAGGGTGTCTTCGAGCGACAGCACGTCGGTCATGATGTCAGGGAGGCCGATGTCTGACGAGCCCTCCCACGGCCAGTCGTCCCCACCGTCGGTCCACATGCGGAACTTCGCGTACCGCTGCAGCCGCAGTTCGGTGTCGTCCACGCGGGCATCGCTGTCCTGCTTCACGAAGTCCACTACGCGGTTGGCGATGTCTTCGTTCTTGAACTTCCCCTCCGACTTGCGACGGCGGTTGCGCCGGATGCCCTGTTCGTCAAATTCGAGTTGTTCAGCCATTTTCAAGCTCCGTCCACAACTGCCTGCCGAGAATCCCCAGCGGCGGGTCGCTCATGAGGTTCCGCAGGAACCTTTGTGCTGCCGATGCCTGCTTTTCGGTGTGCATAGGCAGTTCGTACTTACGACGCCACTCTGGCGAAATCTCCCTCGCCGTGGCAACCAACATCCGTTTCCAGACGAACACCACATTGTCAGGAGTAAGCCGACAGCGAGCGCAAAGGGTGAAGTCCATTCTCGACCCCCCACGCAGCACCACAGAAGTTCGGTGTGATCCTCGTTCGGGTCCACCAAACTCTCTCGGCTCTCCATCTCGGTCGCCTCCTACCCATTCAACCTTGACTTCTCGAACCGAGTCGTCGCAGAGAGAGCAGAATCCCATACGCTTCGGAGAAATCCCATTATTCATCCGGCAAGCTCATGCGAGGATGTTCGTCGGTCAATGCTTGTCGCAAGGCTCCAGTCCTTTCATCCCACTCTCGAACAATGTCGGAGTGGATTCTGTCTCGTTCGCCGAGGTAGCTACTGACTACCTGCTCGCAGGGTGGGCAGTAATCGAGCTTGTCGATCAAGCCCACCGCCTGTAACCCATCGTCCGGCCGTTCCTCACAACCACAGCCGTCACAAAAACGTCGGAGTCCCATTACGTTGCCTCCAGCGTCTCGTACCACGCGACGACCACGTTGGTCCCCGCATTGTCCAGGTCCATTTCGAGAGATTGGTCCGTGGAAGACAGAACGATGTCCAGCCGTGGGTCTTGCTCCCCCTGCGTGGTCTGGTTGAAGAAGTTCCCAAGCGTTGTTGAGGGAGAAACCCAGATCGGAATCACTGTGCTGTTGTCATTCAGGTGGAGCGTAAGCACCCGCGCAGTTGCCTGACTGCTGATGCCGTAAATCCTGCGAATGCGCCGAGCCTCCCCGGCAGGCGGTGCCGACACGAGGGTTACATGGGTCGTCCCGTTCAGGGTTGCCGTGGTGGCCGTCAGCGGGAAGTTTTCAAGACTCATTTTGCAGAAGTCTCATAAACAGCAACCACGCGGTCGGTGCCCAGGCCGGTCATGTCCATTTCAAGGGTGTGTGTCGTTTCGGACAACACAATTTCTACCGGCTCCTGCAGATACCCAGCAGCCGTTTGGTTCCAACACTCGCCGACCCCCACCGACCGGGACTCCCACACAGGAATCGCCGAGCTGCCGTCATTGAGGTATAGACCCAGCACCCGCGCGCCCGCCGTGTTGTTCTGACCTAAAACCCGCGTCACCCGCCGCGTCTCACCGGCCGCGGGCGCCGACACGAGCGTCACATTCGCCAGCCCGTTGAGCGCCGCATGGGCCGCGGTCCACGTCGTCTTGGCGCGGCCGTCACTCATAGACACGCCATGCTGTGCTTCTCACCGGAGCCTCCGGGATCGGGGGTTGGACTGTGGCTTCTTCTTCATACGCCGAAATAGCGGTGTCCGCCGTGACCTGCGAGGAGTGAATCGGAATGACCGTGCCGTTGTCGTTCAGGTAGAGCGTCATCGTGCGATTCCCGCCCGCATTGTTCTGCCCATAGACCCGCGTGACCCGCCGAGCCTCCCCAGCAGGTGGCGCAGACACCAGCGTGACGTTGGTCGTACCGTTGAGTGCGGCGCGAACCATCGTCAGCGGGTACTTGCCTCGGCGATCGTGTACTTCTTCCATTCCTACTCCGGTACCAACACGACATCGAACGTGCCGCTCGCGCCCTGCGAGGCCCCACCGGCGATGGCGGTCAATTCAATGTCGGTCTTCTCGCCAAATATCGCGGGCGGATCGTGTTCCACACAGGTTTGCACGGAGTCGGCGAGGGTCATCAATTCAGTGGTGCGGGAGGCGGCCCCCTCAACAGACCTACGCAGTCGGAACGTCACATCTTGCGCCGCTGCGGCCTGTGAAAGATTGCCAATGCAGAATTGCGACACCAGTGCGGTGAAGTCCGCGGGAACCGTGTAGCACGCCTGCAGTGTCTGATTCTCTCCAGCAGTAATCACCGCAATCGAATCTGTCGCGATGGTGTCGGGGATGCCATCGGTGCCACCGTCAACGTCGTCCAACCCAATGTAAACATTCCCCACTGCCGCACTCGTCGAAGTCACATAAGCCCGGTTGACACGAAGCCACGTAGCGGTGCCTACCTGTGCGAATACAGTCCCACCAGCAGACGCAACACCCAGGGCAACATCGGATTCTGTCACCACGTTCCAGTTGGCATCCAGCCCCTCCACAGTCACAGTAACCGCGTTGTTGTCTGAGGCGTCGTTCTCGTCGTCGCTGGAGATGTACAGTGCCGCCGCTGTGGTGCCCATATTTGTAAAGCACCGGGCGGGACCGTCCCCCTCTGTCGGCAGATCGTCCGCATCCCAAATGGACTCCTCGGAGGCGTCCACGTCGGCGTTGAATCCAAACTTGTTGACCGTGTGGGTGCCCTTGAGGGCGAACTCGCGACCATCATCTACGTTGAGCCAGCCCGCCGCGGCGGCGTAGGTAAACGGGGCGATGGTGTCATCGACGACGCGCATGGCGATGCCAAGTGAAAAAACCAGCGCGGAAATGAGTGCCGCTACGAGTAGAAATCGGTTCATCGGAGTCTCCGGGTGCGGGGGTTGGACTGGGGTTTCTTCTTCATGCGCCGAATCAGTGGGGCACCCATCGACATGAAGTGGAACGTCGGCTCAGTGTTCAGCAGATATTTCGCGAGCGTCGGGTAGTCGTCGTTCTTGTCCTTCGGCTTCTGCTTCTGCGACTTCTCCAGCGCAATCTTGTAGTCGTCCCAGACATAACGCTTCATCTGGAAGATGCTCTTGACACACCCACGGTCCATGTGAATCCGGGGCTCCAGGGTGTCCTTGTCGGGACGTAGGTAGTCGTCAATCCGGCCGCGGCCCACATCGGAGTCGTCGGCCAAGTCGCAGATCAACCCCACCGCCTCGAACTCGTCTTGCCATGTCACACCACGCCGGGTACTCGCAGGCGAACGGCCCATGTTCGGGTCGATGTAGCGGTGCGTCACCTTGACGCCCATGCGGCCTTCCATCTCGTCACAGACATCTCGCACGTCGGCGGGGTCGCCCTCGCACTCGCCTTCGGCAATCTGGAACAGGTCGTCTTGCGGCGATACCTGCCACCACGAGAACATGTGCGGCTTGCGTGGGTGCGGGTCGAGCAGCCACACCGTCGGCCAGCCGGGCTCGGGCGGGTAGTCGCCTACATGGTTGAACGGGATGACCGTGGAGGAACTGCACTGCCCGCACATCCCGTCCACGGGGGTCGTGGTCTTTCCGCACCCGTAGCACCACGTCATCTCCTGATCGGTGAACAGGGAATGCACGCGGTTGCTGAACCGGATCGGCTTCCCGTAAATCCGGACACTCTTCATCTCGTCGGTCCACTGCGACATCTGCTCGGCAATGGCACTCTGGTCGAGCATCGGGTTGTCTACCGTGTACAGGTTGATCCACTCGATGTTGCCGCGAGCGTTGGCACCCGTCGCGGGCTCGTAGACCTCATCGAAAATCCAGTCCACCGGCATCGACGGGTCATCGGGCCATGTCATCGCGAGCATCATCTTGCCGCGGACGCGCATCGTCCGGGCCTGATTCTCTCGCCAAATGGCCAGCGTCGGCGGCTCGTCATGCAGGACCATGTGGAAGTCGCCTGATGCGAAGTCGGTGGCGTCCTGATCGCGCGACATGAACTGGATGCTCGACTCGCCCACCACCCGATTCTGGTTCTCCGGGTCGCGGTACAGGATCTTCAGCATCCGATTCTTCTCAGACCACGACTTGCTCCACTCGCCGCCAATCAGGCAGTCACGCGGCACCCACCCCCAGTGGCCTCGTTCGCCACCGGGGGCGTCCACCCCGGTCCACTCCCACCACTTCAGCTTGGGTAGGATGATGGGGTTTAGGACGGTGGTGAGCGATTCGCAGACCACCCGGCACTTGATGGGGCCGCGAAGTTTCTCGTTGGGCTGCACGTAGTACGCCGGGCCGCGCTTCTTGTCGCCACCGGGGGGCTCGATCAGGGAGTCGGCGATGCGACCTGTGCAACACATAATCATATCGGCGAGGCAGGCCTCAGTTTTTGAGGAGCCATTGCCACCACCCACAGCACATGTTTGCGCAATCGAAAGATGAATCTTCCTTGCATGGTCGGACACCGGCACGTAGTGGGTGATCGCATTCTCCTTGCGATCGGACTCCCACATCGTCAGGACTTGGCCCATCACCGCACGGAACTGTGCGTTGGGCATACGAGAGATTTTGTTGTGGTCGAGGTTGGCGAGATCCACTACGTCTCCGTGGGTGGATCGGTGCCTGCGTTCCCCTGTGCCTTGAATGCCTCGAATGCCTGGAAGATGGCCATGATGTCTTGGAGCCCGAGCAGGTTCAGGCCGGAGCTTTGCTGTTGTGCAGCCCGCTTGTCGCGGTTGGCGATCTCATCGTCGGAGAGGGCGAAGGCTCCGCCGCGCCGTGCCTTAACCTTGCCGTTGGGGAACTCTCGTTGCGAGTCGTCCATCTGTCGGCCAAAGCCGCCACCGAAGCCGCCGCCACCGCCCAGCACACCGCGGCCAAACAGGCCCCCCAGCAAACCCCCCAGGCCCAGTTGAGGCGAGGCGGTGCCCTGTGCTTGCTGGGTGGGCAAGAAGTTCTGGAAGGGTTGGGCGGCGTTCCGCCCGAAGATTTGGGGAAACAGGGACCCGAGGGCACGCTGTTGGATGTCGTACTCGGTGGGGAGTTTGCGCTGCAGCCCGAGCGTTGAGATGCCCCGGTTGTTGTTGTTGCGGATCAGGGTTCCGATGTTGGTCATCAGGGGGCCTCCACTTCGATTGGGGCCATGCGCTCGCGGCCCGCACGGACTTGTGAGGGGGCGTCGGTGCGGTAGGCCAATGAGCCCCGGCCGGAATCCGGGTTGATCTCTTTCATCAGCCCCCGCCGCCCCGCTTCCTTCAGGAGTGCCGTCAGCATCTCAGGCATCGCCCGGCGGTCCTCGACGCTGATTCGCTCGGTGGGCCGTCCATCCAGCAGCTCCCGCTTGTCCGTGGCGATGGCAGCGATCAGGGCCAGTTGGTAGCCGTTCATCTTGTCCAACTTCTCGGGGTCGGTATTGAGAAGGTGGAGGGCCTTGGTGGCGACATTCTCGAATTGGCGGACCAGCACATCGGTCTTGATCCGGGTGGCCTCTTCTGCCACGGGCTGGTAGTCGCCCTCGATCCGGTCCATCAGCCGAACAGCGGTGGCTCCCGGGAGGCCGGATTCCCGGGCGGCTTTGGCAAGGTTCTTGAAGGCGGGGTCGCTGGCCCGGTCGATGAAGGCAGCGGCCTTGTCGGGGTCGGTGGCTTCGGTGCGGCGGGAAACGGGGTGCCGGTCGTCCATC